CTACCTCGACCGGAACTTGCGACCCCGCTTGCGTCTTGGTCTACCGCGGATGGGGTTCCGTTCCTGTGCTGCACGGAAAGCGACCTTTTTCTCGAAAGCCTCTCGATCTCTCTGCTCGCGCGCAAGCTTCTGTCGTCGCTGAAATTCGGGACTCGAATAGTATTCTGCCGGCGTTATCTTGCGCGGGACAGTCTCATCTTCTTTTTCCGGCAACGTTAGCAGCAGTTCCTCTGGGCTTAAGATTCTGTTACCTTGTTTATCCATGGGTTCCTCAAATGGTTGTACGTATGCTTCAACGCTCGATAGCACCTGCGGTGTATACCGTTTTTGATGGGCTGTAGCCTCGTTTTTGGAGATGTCAATTTCCAGCCGATCCGAAACAATCTGATAGGTTCAACTATCCATTTGGCGAGATGATACAGAACCGGGTCTTTATGGCGATCAATCAAAATGAATTTTCGACGGAAAGTGTATGCTAAGGTGTTCATAATATCCTTTTTTAGTAGTAACCAGTGGCCAGTAACCAGTAGCCAGTTAAGAGAAACCTGATTTTATCAAAAACCTCTTGTAACTAACAACTGGTAACTGGTAACTGGTAACTATTAAAACGACAACTTCACTGCGGCGAGTGTCGCTAACTCTTTCTCAAGTTCGCCTTTATATGTCTGCAATCCGAGATCGGCACCGATTTCGAGGCTGATGTTCTCGCCTAACTCGAAACTCGTGGACCCGGAGACAACTAACTGGTGAACAGGTGATTCGCTACCGGAGATTTCGGGCAGCCCTTTCAGCGAGAACACGATCCCGCTCGGATGCGATATTTCGGCGTAGAGCAGTGCTTTCAACGCGTTGCCTTGCTTGATGGTGAGTCCGGTCGGTGCTGGGTTCAGACTGTAAAGCCCCAGCTCTTCTAACTGCCCCGGATCGTAGCCTAACGCTTCGAGCGTATCACCGGCATTCGGGGCACCGATCTGACCGGCGTTCTGACCCTCGACACCTAACCCTGCGGTCACGTGGAAAACACCGATGTCTTGTTCGGGTGCCTCAACCGCGAAACCGACACCGGAGACACGACCGGCTTCCGAACCGTCGTATTTTTTAACCAAGCCGTTGGTGTAGACATTGAAATCCCAATTGTGGAACGATGTGCCGACTTCGGCGTGGTACTTACTTCGTAGAAGTGTCCCGCCTTTCTGGGCAACGACTGCGGTATACCCTTGCAAATCTCCTGCCGAGTATGGCGTAGCGGCAAGCACACCCCAACCGCGTTGACCGGAAATATCGTTATATGTGAACGCGACACTCGATTCGTCGACCATTGTCGGTAACTGCGCATGCGCAAGCGCACCGCAGAACAGGACAAGCGCGAGAATCGTCGCTGCCCAAAACCAAAGCCTCGTCTTCTGGAAATACATGCGTTTTTACTCCTTGTTTTGAAGTTTCCAGTGGCCAGTTTCCAGTTTTAGCAGTTTCCAGTTACCAGTTACCAGTTACCAGAAAGAGGTCTCTTTTCTTAACTGGTTACTGGTCACTGGCCACTGGTTACTGATACTCTGGTTACTGGTAACTGATAACTATTTTACACATTTTCGCTCGCGTGATACCGGTGTACCACGAGCACTCTAAACCTGATAACCTCAAATTTTGTGATAGCGCCTTCGCTACCTCGCCAGTTCGCAATCCGTGTCCGCTCAGGGTTGACACCCTCGATACCGAGCGTCGGGCAACTGTTGATGAGCTGACCGATGCTATAGTGGATGTCGGATGCCTGCTCTGTCAGGTCTTTCAGACCAGGTTCCTCTTTCATGACCGCGGTAACAGCGATCGGAAAGATTTCGTCAATATAACCGACGACTTCTGAGTCCGGTGCACTACCGCCATCACCATACGTTAACAAAAGTGCCGGGAGCGCGTCTTGCTGGTCTAACGCCGTCCAATGCACGAACCGTTTCTGAACCGTTTTGAGCTCCGTGGGAAACCCTAATTCCGCCGGGGTAGGCTTTTCTGACCCAACGGGTGGCGGTATAAGTGTCTCAAACATAGCCGCAAGGGCATTAATTATCAGTGCCCTGCGATGGATTCTGGTTTCCATTCTCTACCTCCGTTTTTTTGTTTTTCATCTCGCTGATTTTCTCGGTTGTATAGAACGCCACAAAGGCACCGAACCAGCCGATCGGGGCCCCAAGCATGACACCAACGATTGTATCGTTGAGCAGGTCTTTGTTGCGTGTGAAAAACCAATCCGTTATGAAAATACCGAGAAGAATCAGTATTGATAGGATGAAGATATACCGCATACAGGTTTTCAGACCTTCCATTTTACGGTTTACCTCCGATGTCCATCTTAACCCATTCTTGATCGAGCAGCTCACAGAGCTCGATAATCGCGGCACGTTGACCGGTGCTATCCATCGGGACTTCGAGCGTCAACGTGGCGAATTCTGGGTCTTTGATGTCGCCTTCTTTATCGAATTTGACAGGCGTTATCTGAATCTTTTTCAACTTTGCATCCATATCGGACTCCTTATAGGAACTTGCTGAGCAAAAACGCTATCACGACGGCAGCGATCGCCGAGACGCTCTGTGCAACAGCGATCCGGTTTGTGACTGCCTTCTCGAATTGGTTTTTCCATTCTTCGAGTGTCGTGATCCGCTCCCTGTGCTCGTCGAGTTCTGTAGAATGCTTATTCAAGCGTTCCGTGTCTATTCGGATATTCTGCTCGACGAGATGCCGAATCGCTGTATGTTCCGACTCGTTTTCGTTCTTCAGTGCCTTAAGGTCGCCACGAATATCGCCGAGTTCTTTCGTGACGGTCACTTCTAACGTATGCAGTGTATCCAAGATTTGTTGTTCAAAATCGTTCATGGTTTATCCTTTCAAAAGAGTTGCTGCTCGACTTCGGCGATCTCCTCGCGCACCCATTTCTCTGTCAACTGCTCGATGTTCTCGTCTAACCGTCCGCCGACGGTGATAAGTTCAAAAACGGGACGCGCAGGCAATCTTTCTGTGCCGAGTTCGTGATGCGCCGGGTAGTTCTCGCCGTAGGTTGCCTCGAAATAACCGCCATCGATACCCCAGATCATCTCGCTTGACGAAAACCGAGCAATGTTACCAGGATGCCGCGTTGAAGTCGCCGCTTGGATATAGTTGTCGTCGCGACGCAGGATCGTTTTCCCCGGATGCGTGATCTCCTTTTCTGCTGCATACACGGGATGCAACGCGGGCCACTCGCCACGCCCTTCGGTTTCAAAGACTTCGGCGATCTCACCAGCAACCAACGGCGCGATAAAATCTGACCAGAGCCGTGTGTAATCGGTGAGCCGACCCTCGACTTCGTTGAGGTATGCCTGTAGACGCTGTGTGTCGAATTCTATCTGGATCATGGGATCTCGTCACCTCTGAGTTCAAGCACCATCGTATCGCCGAGCGGACGGACACGATGTATCGTCAATTCTTTGCCATCTGCGCGTCGTAAAATATCGCCATCGATGATGTTTTCGTTAGGTTTTTCGAGCAACGCTGCCCAGCCCGTACCGCCGGTCGCGACACCGGAAGCGAGCCGAATCAGATCGCTTTCTGGTGAGATCAGGCACACGACATCTTCAGCGATCGTCATCACGTTACTGCGGACGAACGCATCTTGACGGACGACGGTGACGGTCTCTTTGAGTTGGGGCGGTATCCTAAAACGCATGATTACCTTAAAAAACGGGTTTCGATTAATAACTCGGTATCATCATCGATTAGGACTTTAGCGAACTTTCCACCAGGCGAAAGCGCAATGATCATACCGTCCACCCACTTTGCTACTTTTTCAGAACCTATCTTTGTCGCTTCGGGAATCCGTGCCTTGACACGTTCTCCGAGTCTGAATTTTCTCATAACCTGACGCAATTAAAGGCGTTTATAGCCCTGCCATAGAATGAAGATACTAAAATAAAGCGGGATGAATACTTTCGGAATCGTGAACGCCAGCATACAGATCGTAAACGCAAGCGCAATAAAACCAGCGCCCAACAGCAAGAACGCCATAAAATACATGACATGCTCGGCGAAACAATCCGCTTCATCGCGCGCTTCACGAATAAAGTTGACGATATTCTCTATTCTTTGATTTATCATATTCCAGTCACCAGTTTCCAGTTTCCAGTTATATCCTCGGAAGCAGCGCACTGCCATAGTTAATTAGTTAAGCGGGCAGCCCCCTAATATCCATAAGCATAGCTGCTCCCGAAGGTGTTCAAATCCATATCCATCCGAAGTTTTCGACAAAGTATAACCTCGCGACAAAGGCGGGGTGTTGATCCGTATGCTGACAATGGAATTCAATATCCCAATCGCCATCCGCATAATGCGTGAAACTCTGGTAGAAGTTCATCCTGTATAGTCGGTATAGACCCTCCGATAAGGGTAGCGCGGTGTTTCGACTTCCTTCCGATCTGTGCCAACCGCACCGAACGGGTTGCGACGTTTCCGTTTCGTGGACGCGCTGCCCGTCTCGGCGGCGTTTTCTATGACATCGTTCACGAGTTCGTCTGCCTCCGATAAATGAAAAGCCCGTTTCTCTTTCCAGTCGATTTGCTGGTTTTCGGTCACGACTTGGATGAGCGTCTGACGCAATTGCTGCGGCGCTGTCAAACACAACACCGCGGCACACTCGTGCATCATGGCGAGTCTCGCATCTTCAAGACTTTCACCGGTGAGGCTATCGACATCGATACCGGCAGCGTTCAACCGTTTCCGTACTTTGCGTTCGGCTTCCGGCGCGAAAGGGCGTTGCGACAGATAGTCGTCTGAAATGTGTTCAGCTGTCACATCCGGCGCAATCAACCCGCGCACGCCGTCATAGTGATCGGGAATCAGCACAGTTGCTGCCATGAGAAAATCCTTTGGAGAAGTAGCCAGTGGCCAGTTTCCAGTGGCCAGTTAAGAGAAAGAGTCCTCTTCTTTGGAAACTATGAACTGGTAACTGGAAACTGGAAACTGGTAACTTGAAAAACTGTAAACTATTTCGCCTCGACGACTTTCAGAACATCGCCGCCTGCGTGGTTACTTGGCAGTCCGCCCATCTGGATGATGTAGATCGCCTTTTTCGGCTGATAGGAAATCCATCCCCAAATCTCGGAACAGACGATGTACTCGACCTGTTTGAGCATGTCGCGCGTCGTTTCAATGATGTCGGTGTTCATCTGCGTGACAAACTCGATCGCTTTCCGCAGATCGTAAGCGATATAGGCGTTGTAAGTACCGCCGCGTTTCGTCGTGCCGTTGGACTGGAAGAACTGCAACCGGTCTTTCAAGTTCTCGTGCCAACCGATCCCGATGCCCTGAGACAGCTGGTTCATGACACGGAACGCACCACCGAAGCCGCTCAGAACGGCGTTATCGCGCTCGATCAGTGCCTGCATCATGACGTTCGTCCCAGAAATTTTCGCGAGTTGGATGTCGGTGATGTCGTCGTCGTAACCGATCCCAGAAGTCATCATGTAGGAGCGTTTGAACTTTTTCTGGAGTGTGAGCCACGCCTTCGGGGTCATGGTCGTCGCGTCTTTGTCTAAATCGGTCAACGGGATGATCGTGCCACCGAGGTCGTCACCACCGGCACCAAAGAGCATCGTCTCAAGCCCCTCATCGACTTTCGCCATCGTCCGCTGCACTGCGATTTCTTCTACGTGTTCCATCGCTTTGTCGATAAACTCGACTTCGCGAAGGTGTTCGTAGGTAAACGGAATCGCGAGCATCCGCTTTTTCGGACGGATCGGACGTGGAGAGGTCTCGAAGGTCGCCATCGGGGGATCGGAAGCGGGGGTTCGGCGTTCCTCACGGAAGGCGTTTTCGTCGTATTCCATGATGGTGGCACGGTAATCGCTTTTGCTTGTCTCGGCGAACCGGCTGGTGAGTTCCTCAATTCTGATATCGACTTCTACGTCCTGATCCCAGTGTGCCATCGCATCATGGTAAGGTGTGAGTGCGGAGCCGGGTTCGGTGTCGTGGACGCTATTAAAACTGCCGGCACGTTCCCAACGCGCACGACGTTCCGCTTTCCGTGCTGCTGCTGCGATCTGCGGTGCATAAGATACGCTCCGATACGCATTCAGGCACATCTCTTTGAGTACAAATGTCTTTGTCGGGTCCTTCATGACATCCTCGCAGCGCGTCGGGAAAATCCCTGCAGCAGGGTTACATTCCGTCGTCATCTCGAGTTCGTCTTGGACGACTTCCATCGCGGATAACCGATCATCATCGGGACCGAGTTCGCCGTCTTTCTCTGGATCGTATATCGAGTCGAGATAAGCGGAATACGGCTTACCCTCTTCAGCGGCTTCTTCTACTGTCTTTACGCGCTGATCCTCGTTTGTGACCCGCTGGATGAGTTCTCTTGTGTCTAACATTTTTTCTCCTTGCGGCACTTATAGCGCAAAATTTTAGTTTGTGCTACAATGTACCTATTCAAATGGTTCATAGTTTCCAGTTTTAGCAGTTTCCAGTTTCCAGTTTCCAGTTTCCAGTTAAGAGAGTGATCTGATCCATCAAGTCTTTAAACTGGTGACTGGTTACTGGCCACTGGTTACTGATACTCTGATAACTACATTGCTACGAGTGCGTGCGTGGTGTCGGATTCAAGTACCTTTCCAGTGCCTTTCTGTGCAGCGACAACCTCGGCAGCGAGTGTCGCTGTGTCTGACTCGGCCGCATCAATCGCAGGCGCGCCTTTTACATATCCTTTCGCACTGCCCGCTCCGAGTGCACCGACAACCTTATCACCGCGTGCTACGGTCGCACTGTCGCCCAAGGGTAGCCGCAGTCCACCGAACATATACGCCGCCGTGAATTTGTCGTCGTCGTCAACAGCGATCACCTTGCCGTCGATTTCCTCACCATCGTCAACAAGTTCGCCGATCCCATCCGCATTGAGCTTGAACGCTTTACCGACGGCATCAGACCGGTTCGGTTTCGTGATGTCGTACTTGATGGTGTCCCCATCACCTTGAAAAGTCGTGGTGACTAAAAATGGGTGTTCCTTTAACATTGTCTAATTCTCCGTTTATAGTTACCAGTTGCCAGTTACGAGTTTTCAGTTAAGACTTTGTGGTGGCTACTTTTTCTGTAACTGCCACAAGAAACCTCTTTAACTGGTTACTGGTTACTGGTTACTGTTAACTACCTTCTCCGCCCCCGCCGTCTCCGATCGCGTTCGGTGGCACGGGTTTTCTCCGGTGGCGGTTCGTGATCGTCGGTTGTGCTTCGACCGGCTGATAACGCCGCATCGCCGATTTTCTTGTTATGCGCAACGGCGTCTTGGAGTTTGTCGATCGGCAGGTCGGCGTAGTAGTCGCGGTGATATTCCTCGTCAAACTTGTCGCCATACGCACGGTTACCCTGTTTGATGCCCTCATCGACGAGCGATTCGCGATACGCTTTACCGTCTTCAGCATCTAATATCAGATCGGCTTTTTCGTCTTTCAAGGTTTCGTTCTGTTCGCGTAGGCTGGTGACTTCGGCTTTCAGCGTCTCGACAACTTCATCGGGTTCGTCGGTCGATTTGATGTTCGGGATATTCAGTACATCGCGTAGCTTCGCGATCCATTCTTGGTCGGTCATCAGGAGTTCCTCCATGAAACTTCGCATCTCGCGTTTTTTCTCGATGGAAGTGTTTCGGTTAGACCCAAACTCAACGAGGCTGACCCCCTTGAGCCGGGCATCGTAGACGGTGTAAGTCGCTTTTACGCGCTTGCCGTCTATTTCGTAGTACTTCCCCATTTTGTGGGCGCACTTCTCGTCTGTCTGGGGTTCCCAATCCGAATACCAAGAATAGCGCCGGATAGGGAGTTGACAGAGGTTACAAATCTCGCGTGCTTCAAAAAACTCTATCGAGGCTTGGTTAACAAGCTGGAGCTCGATCGCACGCATCAGTTTCTCGCTGGTCTTGAATTTACAGGCGGGGTCGTCGTATTCAAAATTTTTCGGGATGGCGAAATCTATCAATAATTCGTTTTTCGATGTCAAGACGGCGTTCCGAGACCGACCATAGCCAAACGACCGGTAGGGATGATGGTCATTCAGCACGATACCTAATTCGGATTTGGCATCCGCCTCGAAATTCTTGAGTGTTGTCTCCGGATCCATAATCGAATTGTGTTTGTCTAATTCGCCGTTGGTTGACAGAATACGGAGCCAATAGATTTCATCATCGTCTTCAGGCAAATCATCTGCGCCCGTGGCACGGGTCGATATGATTCCAGGGATATAGCGTACATTTTCCACAGTGTTATTCTCCGTTTTATCAGTGGCCAGTTACCAGTTACCAGTTACCAGTAAAGAGAGTTTAGGATGGACGGATACCTCTTTAACTGGCCACTGGTTACTGGCTACTGGTAACTTCTATCGTATACGGTGCCCATTTCGCGGCGTTCGAGAGACAGCTATCACAGTGTTTCGCCGCAACGTTCAACAACCAGAACGCTTCGATGGTGTCTTTTTTCTCGACGATCTCCCACCGACACCGGCACCGTGCCTTACAAATTTGGCTACCGTCCGCGGGGTATTCCGGCAGTTCTATGTCGAAACTCGCCGCTTTCGCCTGTTCATGCGCACGGGTAGAAGATTCCATATAGAGCTCCGATCGTGCCGTGATCTGACTCGCTGACAACTTACCTGCCCGGATCTCCTCACCAAACTGCTGAAGATACCCAAACTGGTCTTTGATGATCTCAGAGAGTGCATCTAAATCGGTTTGGAACATCGCGTTTCGACCGCCGCGGGCGAGCATATACTGGGCGTTGTTCACATTGCGAACGCGTTTCCGCATATCAAGTAACCATTCCTGAACCGTAATCCGCGAGTTAATCAGGTCGTCTGTCAGTGCGCTGAACGTGTCGCGTTTCAGGTCAACAAAATCGTCACGCAACTGGAGCAGTCTGTTCGATGCTACCGTTTTCTTTGTCTTAGAATTCCGATACCGTTTCGTCAGCTGGTTCCAGACCCAATGTCCCTTTTTCACGGTATCAATCGCATCGGTCTGTGTCATGCCCGTAACCCTGGCGTTCAACAGGTTCTTGTAATCCGCAGACATCACATCTTCAAAAGCGTCAATCGCGCTTTCCAAGAATGCCGCAGTCACTTCAAAAGTGGATGGCACGACAGGGAGCGGATCCTCTGAACCATCTGGGCTAATCGTTGCGGCTCTTTCGCCGTCAGTTTCACTGCTACATTCCGGGCAGTCGAGATCCCAACAGTGATGCATACGTCCACGGCTGCTGGTAACTGGAGACCCCTGGTAACTGGAAACCACTTTGAAACTTCGCATCCCGGAGGCGTGCTTATCTTTTTCTGCCTTGTACTTGTTGACGGCTTTCTCGTACGTCTCGTCATCGATGCCCTCCATATCGCGGAGCTCTTTGAGTTTCTTGAGATTTTCAATTTTGACACCCTCTGCCTCTGCTATCGCTTTAACATCTTCGGGATCCGGTGTGTTCTCGAAAGAGAACATCACCTCACCTTTCACACCCTCTGCCCGCAGCACGTAACCCAATTCGGTTGAGAGTGTCCCCGCAACGGTCGATTGGATACTCGATATGTCTATCCGGTAGTCTTTCCGCTGTTCACGGGCATGCGTCTCAGCGATGCTCTCGTTAGAGTGCTGCTTTATCGGTGTACTCCCGGTGGCACGACCGACACGCCGATCATACAGCCGCATCAGTCCGTCCACGAGTCCGTAAAACGAGGACTGCATCTGTCCACCGACCGGCATGTTCACTTTCACGATGTCTAAATGTCCGTACCCCTCATTCGGTTTCAGGTTGGAATACATCTCGTTGACACCGTTGATGAAGTCCCTGATAAATTCGTCTTCTGCATCGACATCACCGATAATCTCCGCCGGCATGAAGTCTTTGAGTTTCTCGGAGTCGATCTCAAAATCGGCACGCGCCCAGCCTTGCGATTCTAACACCCTTCGGAAATCGTTCATGACACCTATCATCCGGACGACATCCAAAGGTGCGGCTTCCATCATGGAGCGACCAAACGGTTCGTTCGGTCCGGCATTGAACGGCACGTACATCACTGTCGGGTCGTCGTGCAGGTATTTCCATTTCCCGTTCTGCCATTGACCTAACAGCCACTCTTCGCCGACCCGATTGAAACGCGCAACGAACGGATCCATTACTGCGATGTCTACCGCCATGTCCGCGGAGGCGTTGAGTTCGAGTTCGATAAACATGGCACCGCCTTTGTAGATACCGGCGAAAATCCGATCTAAAATCACGTCGAAATCGTGGTGTTTCGTCTCTAACCGTGCGATGAAATCGTCTATCACCGGTGTCGCGCTTTCGGGCTCGACGTGGTAATACCACGATTCGTTACAGTTCCGGAGGAAGTCTTTGTAAGCCTTGTTAACTTCCGGTGAGATGCTTGTGACGACTTTCATGAACTGGTCTACAGGCAGATGGAGCAGCTCTTCTTCTGTCCAGTTCTTCAGCTGATAGACACTCCGCGACCGTTCGGGTGGCGCGACATGGTAGAGCGTCTGTGCCCTGAACGGGTCCTGCATGGAGACACGACCCCCGGCGAGTGCCCTGGTGTTTCGCGACCGTGCGATCGCCGTTGGGTTCCGACCGAAGATTCGCTTGTTGAGGTTGCTAAGTGTCCGTTGTAGGTTCATTTAATTTTTTCGTCTGTTAACATCTCCTCGAGAAGTTTCCAGAAAGACATCGGGATGTGGGTATGTTGCTCACGCTTTGTTGCCATTGTGCCCATTGTCGCGTTAAAATGCTTTTTGAGTTTCCGGCAATGCTGAACAGCGGCCTGTATCTCTTCCAAACCAACTTTTCCTTCGTCTACGTATCGGAATTTCAACTTGGATTTCATCTTATCTCCTCATCGTGACCGAGCCGTGAACGACGCGCCCGCTCCCGACACTCTGTTTCTTTTTCAGGCTTTGCACCAAATAACTCGCGCCATCGACACCGTGGTTATCGCCAACGGTATCCTGATCGTCTCTGTTCGTGCCTTTGCGTTTCTCGTTATAGCTCAGACTCAAAAATTCGTCCGTGACTTCAACAGGTCGGTATTCGTCTTTGAGGTCTTGATCGGGCGGATGTACCAACCGGTCTCGTAAAAACATAATCGCCGGTTGACCGCTTCTGTCAACTTTCAACCGTTCTTGGACACCCTGGATTTGTGCGACTCTGTCTTTTACCGGTTCATTGACCCGGAACCCTGCACGCCGTAACTGCTCAACACCGTCTTGGTCAGCAGAATCGACTGCGGCATACTGGATACGGTCATATCTATCGCAATTGTCTTTTATCAGCCGTATCAAGTCGGGTTTTATGAGTCCTGTCTGATAGATTTCTTTATACGCATACAACCGATCGTCGGGTGAATGCGCCCACCAGATCACGCTCGACGGATTCCGTGTCCCCCAATCTACACTCAGATATCGCCGCCAGTTCGGCATGATACTCGCATCAACGATATGGATTTCGGGGTCAAACCTCTGAAAAACCAGTCCCTCACCCGATGCCCACAGACCGAGGAACCCGCGCTTGAACCGTAATCCCTCAAGATTTCTGAGTTTCTCGACACGCCGTAAACCCGGTTCCGTGAATAGATCCATGATCTTGTTCAGCAGTTTCGGATCGGGGTCGTTCTCAAATGCACGCTTGAAATCTATAAGCCGCGCTGACTTCTGATCGGGAATAATCTCAGGATTGTCCAAAAACGACATCCTGAAATAGTCGAGTTTATTGTCCTTCGCCTGTTGACGTATCCAATGATGCGGGACATTCGGGTTACAATCGCCGAGCAAGACAGCGATGGGTGATGTGCCTGCACGTTCTGAAACTCGCGCTGTTAACTCGTCCCACGCTTCAAAAGGCACTAACTCGGCTTGGTTGACAAACCCGGCATCAAAGAAATCGGATAACAGGTTCTGCGGTTTATCCAACCCGTTCATGTAGATCCGGGTGCCGTTCGCATATTCAAAGAACTCCGGACGCTCGCCACCAAATCGGGTCACGGCTGTCGGGTTCGGATCGTCACGGCTTGTCGGCTTGTAACCTAAGAACTTCTCGTAACTCGGGACGATGTTCCGATAGACACGGTTCAGACTCCGATGCACGAAAGTCATCCGCGCCCCTGGATTCAGCCAAGCGAAAGCATCCATATAGGCGATGCTTCCGAAAGTTTTGCCGGCGTCATACGTGCCGCCGACGATTCTGACGCTCGACTGGGAACGGTAGACATCCTGCATCGCACCTTGCGGCATGTACTGCCCAGGTTCAAAAGCGAAAACAGGTTGTTTCTGCATCCGACTAAACCTTCATTTTTTCCTTATCTTCGTCGGTCATCTGCTCAAGACTTGACGGAATACAATCAAGGAGTTCCTCCGCTTCGGGATCATACTTCCCAACAATCATGATTTTGTCTTGAATCGGTGCATCCTTGAGTGCCTCTTTCTGACGCTCTTCGGTCTTCGCTTTCGCATCTTCCTGCGCAAGCCGTGTATTTGTATCGTAGCCGACATGCACCAACGACCACCGTTTCATTAACTTGTCGCCGATCGCGGTTAACCACTTGAAGTTCTCGATAAATAGGAGCTGCTGCTCAAAATCTATACGCTGCTTAAAATTGTCGGCGGCCCATCCCTCATAGTTATCCAGCAAGTTATCATAGATATTGAGCAGTTTATCGATGGTTTTCTCATTGGCATCTGCGGCTCGCAGTTCATTGGAAATCTGTTTGAGTTCTTCATCGGGGCGTGTTTTTGTGGATGTGGATGTGGATGGGAGGCACCACACTCCATGATGAGGCATATCAACCATGCCACGCTTTTTGTTTCGAGTGAGCCACGATCTTATGGATCCCTCTTTGTATTGTGGTAGCGCGGCAGCGATTTCTTTTGTCGTCATCTCGCCATTTTGCTTAAGCAAATTGCGTATATCCTCACCCATCGGGTATGCCATTTTTCCCACTCCATGTATGCTTTATGTATGCTTTATGTATGCTTTATGTATGCTTTATGTATGCTTTATGTATGCTTTATGTATGCTTTAAACACGTTTCAAACAGGTTTCAAACAGGTTTGTGAGGCGATCTATGCATCGTCATTTGACGAACCTAATTCAGTGTCTCCATTTCCCTTTTCTTGCTACTCTCAATTATAATGTGGAGTTGATGGCATTCAGAAGTGGAATTCGTTAGGAAAACAATAGAATCACAATAGAATCACAATAGATTTGAGAAAATAGGCAGATAGGGGTGTTGAAAGGATCGGCTGCTTATGCTATAATAGGTAAGATGGCTTCGGTTTTCAGCAAAGAGAACGCTCACTGCGAGGCAGTTTTATAACGCTTGCATCTTTGCTGTCTGCTGACGGCTAATCCGCTGACTGCTAATCCGCTGACTGCTATTCTTTCCGACAAGGAGACGACATTGGCGAACAAAATGAAACCCGCAACATTCATCATGACGCAACCGCAGTTGGACTGGCTGCATGAAGAAGCCGAGAGAACCGGTTTGAAAAAAGTGGAGATCGTCCGGCGCGCATTGGACGAATATAGGGATGTTCAAGCGGAAAAAGAGGAACGCCAATACTTCACGCCGCAACAGAAGCAAAATATAGAAATCATGGCGCGGATGCAGAACATCTCCGAAACAGAGGTTATCCGAAAGGCAGTTGACAGGGAGACCCGCGTCGTGTCACAACGCAGAAAAAGGAGGTCATAGTGGAAAATCGAATGAACGTTCCTGAAGAATATGAACCCGTCTTGCCGGGAAAGGTCAAGGATTATGTCGCGAAGAAGAAGGCAGCCGCAGAGACACAAGGGCAGACGATCTGGTATGAATGCGTCGATAAGCCGAACTTCTATGCGAAAAACGGACATAAAAGCCACAAACAGGACGGTGTGTCCGCTGTGGATGCCGTGCTCACCGATCCCGATAACGAAGGCGCGCTCGTGGTCAGCTTTGAAGATAACCGGCTTTTCGTTATCCAAAACGGCACGATGTTTCCCGCGTAGCAGTAACCAGTACCCAGTAACCAGTACCCAGTTAAGAAAAGAGGTGTTATTGAACGCTTGCGTCTTTACTGGAAACTGGAAGCGAAGCGTACTGGTAACTGGAAACTGGTACTCTGGAAACTGACAACTATTAACCGAAAGGTTTTCGTAGAAAACCGTACTGGAAACGGATAACTCTTATGAACGATCTACGCACACAACTCCCCGAATGCCCGCTCGAATACGAAGTGCCGTACATCCCCGCCAATCACACCGCGCTCGTTATTCCTGTCAACGCTACCGACATCGATTGGCAAGAGAAGATGCTACCCTGGACCCTCGCATCTCTCATCAATAACACCGATCTCGTCATGAAAGGTGTACATTTCTTTATCGCGTGTCAGGATGGCACCGAAGACCGTATCAAAACCGCACTCAAAAGGTTCGACCTCCCCGAAAACACGATCCTCGACGCGACAACGCAGATCGTCAACTCGGAATTCCTCAATAGCACCTACAATTCTGTGTGCATTATCGACTTATGCTATTGGGCGTTCCGCGGACAGAGCAGTGATAGAACCGCCGACATCAAACTCCCGTTTGGACACGTCCTTCAGCACAATTGGGGCTGGGGCGTGGCAGACTATGATATCCATCCGATGAATACCGTCGATACGAAAGACAACTGGTTGCGTATGGATGCGCCCCTACATCTCCGTGGACTCAGTAGCCAACGAAACCGTGAGAAACTCGCAGGTTATCTCGTCGGCGCATCACACCGAGCGAAGTTTCTGCACGATGCGAATATAGCTGTCTATGGAAACCAAGCGTATGAACAGAATATCGCGACCTATTTCTTCAATGAAAACGGCGAACCGAACTGGCATATCGATACCTCTATTGTGCAATACCAGACCACCGAGATCACAGACGCGTTCCTATCATGGTTAGCGGAATTCGGTCATCTGGGTGCAGAAGCACAGGTCGCACTCCATCTGCTAAAAACCAAACAACACGCCTATAATCTCAGGGATTCCCTTATGATTGAGAGATACCCAGAGGCCATTGCAGATAAAGAGCCGAAACTCCCACCCTACCCACACCTCTGCAATATGAAATCCAGTTCCGTTTTGGGATTCCGCCACGCCATCAAACAACTCATGGGCGCACAACTCGGTATGAAAATCTGAAGGATTGTATGAACTTAACGTTTTGCCCATTACGTTAAGTTCAACGCATCTCTCCAGCCCGCCCACGACACAAACACCGCTTTTCTCAAATCTATTGTGATTCTATTGTGATTCTATTGTTTTCCTACAGATTTCCCCTTATAGACACCTCACGCCCTACATTATAATTGAGTAAAACTGATATGGAGAAGTCGTAGCCAGTCACCAGTGGCCAGTAACCAGTAACCAGTTAAGAGAAACCTGATTTTATCGAAAACCTCTTGTAACTGGAAACTCGTAACTGGAAACTGGAAACTGATACTCTGGCAACTGATACAATGGCAAAAGTTATCCTGAAATCAGACCAAACTGCAACCGATGATGCAGACATCCTCGACAAAGACTGGTACGGCGAGTATCAGTTGACGTGTTCCGCTGCTGGGACAGCCCCTGCGAAACTTCAAATCCGACCGCCTGACGGCACGTTCAATAATGTGCGCTACAACGGCGAAGAGGTTGAGTTGTCGGATGTCGGGGATACGTTCGATCTTAAAGCGACAAGAAAATTTGAATACCGGCTCGTCACAGCGACAGCCGGCGTTGAAATTTGGATAGACAAACACCATCCCCATGATTAGAAATTTTTTATGTTCGATCGCAGAACCCATAGTCCGCTCAATTGTCGACCAAGGGTGTGATGTTGCAGAAGCGGCACCGCCGACCGAAGTGCCGGGACAAGCGGACTTTGTGCTTACTGCACTTCCTGCTGCTATACAAGTGGACATCATAGAACCGACTACTGGTGGTCGGGTTCAAGGGAATAGTGTTAGGATTAGAATCAGAAATGAGGCGGATACAGCTTGGGAGTCGGCTCAAGCGTGGATAGATATTGGGACGAGACGTTCCTATATCTTTACTCAATATACGGAAAACCAACCCATTGAAGTCGGTCGCAAGTATCAAGTCAAAGTTATATCCTATAACGTGGTGGGTGATGGGGCGGAGAGCGCGTATAAAGAAGTCGTTCCGTTGACAAATCTGCCTGCAGTGCCGCCATTCACACTTGAGGCACATGACGCAGCTATCCGATTGACGCTTACTAAAGTTGACGATCCTTTGATGGTCAGAAACCCTACTTATGAGTATCTGATAGAAGAACGGAATGCTGCGGATACTGCTTGGGTTGCCGATGCAGACGGATCGCAAAACATCACATCAGACCGATTTGGTGCTGCGGGGACGCATAGGATCATCAGCGACACCGACACGCAGTTAGTTATAGACATACTTCAGACGCGGACGACTGGTCAATCATCACATCGTCTCATAAACGATAGGGCATACAGAATCCGTGTGCGTTCCGAAAACGATGCAGGGTATAGCGATTGGTCGACATACATGAGTGCAACACCGATGGCTGGAGTAGTGCCAGCACAGCGTCCGGGCATTCCTACATTTGTTTTCTCTGCGTTGCGTTACGAGGTTGAGAATTCGCAAGTCCGAACGACTGTGAATTTCACGCCTACGCCTAATACTGATGGTATTGGGGTAACGCGTTGGTTGTTTAGGTATCGTGTGAGTGGAACAACTGATTGGACGAATCAAGTTGTCGTCGCACAACCCGAACTCGACACGGAATACGGTTTCAAACTGAATCAATCCGAACTTGGCAAGACGTATGAAGTCCAAGTCGGAAGTCGTAATGATGCTGGCGATAGTGCGTATGCTTCTACGCAGACGATTGTAATAACCCGTCCGTTGCCACAAGTGCCGACATTCTCTATCGCATATCACCCATTTGTATGGGACGACGCTTTAAGTTTCCAAGTTGACCCAGTAGCACCCACAAGTCCAGTGTTACCACTGACAGGGTATCATTGGCGGTTTAGAGACGTAGGCGCAACTACTTGGACAACTGCGGAGTCAAATATAGCACCAGTTTACGCAAGTGAAGTTGAAACGAGTTCTATCGGTAAGCAAATAGAGATACAGATGCGTGCGGTAAACGCCGCTGGTAATAGCGACTGGTCGGCAAGTCAACAACTACAGATAATAGGCGTGCCGAACCGTCCCGATCTATTCTTGACAGCACAAGCAGGCGGTTTTGATGTTAGGATAGTATCTCCGCCAACCGGTTATCGCGCTACAGGACAAACCTTTAGATACAGAGAACAAGGCACTACTGCGTGGACAGACGGAAGTCGTGTTAACGTTAGAGGCTTGAAAGGGCTTACTGCGTATGAAGTGCAAGCGTGGGCATCTAACCCGGCAGGACGTTCGCTCGTAACAACGCGGACGGTAACAACGTTAGCAGTCCAACGCGTCAGAGGTCAGTTAGCAGTCTACGGTGATAACTTGGCAGTCTACGGTGATAACCTGAAAGTCTATGGCGTATAGTTGCGAAATTCGCAAGTATAGGAGATGAACGATGACAAAATTAGTGAACAGGGCAGACCCGACAGGCACGCTGATAGAGCCTGATGATCCTACAAAGGAGCAAGTGCTAAACTCTACTGTTATCATAGAGTTATCAGACGGCACAACTGCTGCGGAAGCGACTATCCGGCAGATTATTGAGAATGCCGTGAACGACCGTGTTATCCGTGCTTTACAAAACTTGACGCGTGATTTAAGGTATGACGCTACAGAAACTTGGGCGACAGCAGGCGATAACGCTGGTATCCACGCGACAGGTGCAAGTTTCGGGAACACGGAACTCCAAGCCGTAACGGACTGGGCGGCGGCGTATACTGTCCCTAATATTACTGAAAGCACAGGCAGCATTGTAATCCGTATCCCTGAAAACGCGAACCCACACGATTATCGCATATTGCTTGAAGATGGTAGTTATACGAACTTTGATGCGTCTGAACTCATATCTTTCGGGACATTATCAGGTTTTGATGTGTATCTATTAGTTTTATCATTCAGAGGCGATTATGCCGCTGGCAAAGTCTTGACGCTACAACATCACGGTGTAGACGCACATAGTCGTTTTCTTGGGAGTGTGCCAGCGATTGAAGAAATGCTTGCAGGTTTAGATATTACAAAGCAAGACACACGCCCATTTGACGCTTTCATAGACCGAAATTATTACGTCCGGACGAATAGAGACCCGATAACATACTATCTGCAACTGCACAATATCGTGGCATCATTATTGCCGGGCGTTGACACACTCGTTGCCACAATGAAAGGTCAAGTCGTGCATAGTGCATCATTTGATCCATCAGTTGACACAGAACAGGTTGTAGCTCTTGAACTATCTGCCACCGAAGTGGCGAATGTAGTGCAGAATCTTCGTAGCGATACCACACTGAACCTTGATTTAGTATTTAGAGATGGTGCTACAGAGGTTGTGCGTGAACGGATAGAGATACCGATTGTGAACGCCCCACCGAGACGCGAAAGATCAATCATATTGGGTTGGAATCCATCACGTGCTAATAGTGTAACCGCTACACTTCCGACAAACTACACTGAATGGCGTTTTTGTAAGTTGCTTGTCGAACAAGGCGGTAATACGGACACTTTGATTATCGAGACGGCTGATTTGGCACGTGGCAACTTTGCTAATTTTGGTCGTGGTAATAATAAGTTTTCTTGGAATAGTTCAACGCGTGTGTTGACTCCAACGGGTCGTAATTCATCGAATACCCCGTCATTTGTTGCAGTTTCATTGATCTCATAACCGAGAGGGTTTATTAAAATGTTCTCACTGATAACGATTCTAATGATGGTTGGATTTATCCTATCGGGTGTGTTCTTCTCGCTCTATGTTGAAGAGAAGGAGAGGCATAAGATCGCGAGACATCTTTATGATTTAGAGTGTCAAAACCACTTTCTGTTAAGGACGAAAAAGGGTGAAGATTTATAGGGAGAAAAATTATGGCAACCGAACGCATTTCTTCAAACGTACAGCGACAGACACGGCTTCGCGTCAAGAAAGCCGCCGAGGCGTTAGGGATTTCGGAATCCAAATTCATCGCGCAAGCCATCGAAACCGATCTCGATAAACTCGACATCCGGCTGGAGACGCACGAGGCACGGAAACAGCGAGACACCTTTAAAGCGAAGATGGAGACAGTAGAAACGAACCTCGCCACAGCGGAAGCGAAAATCGAGGCACTCGAAAATCGCGGGCTACTCGCGCGCCTGTTCAATCGCGCACCGAATTAGAAGTTACCAGTGTATCAGTTTCCAGTTTCCAGTACGCTTCGCTTCCAGTTTCCAGAAAGAAGTTTCGCGTTCTTAACTGGCCACTGGTAACTGGTAACTGGTAACTGGCTACTGGTAACTGGTAACTACTTTACTATGCAACATTTCCGATTCACCTATACCCGCTGCACACCGCACGGCACGATTCTTGAGCATATCGTTGAAACGATTTCCGCGCATACGATCAAAAGTGCAAAACACGCACTCGTGAAACGCTTCGCGCTCCAGAACTGGTCGCCGTGGCGGCAAACGGAGACTGGCGGGTTCGTCAAGACCCGAACGACACACGATGAGCGCGGTAAAATCACCATAGAAACCGAAGGAGACACATAAAAAATGGCACCACAACGCAGAGCCGGCGGCGACTCTTATATCTTTGCCGGTCGCCAACTCAAATACGGGACACCCATCATCGGTGAAGATGTTTTTGATGCCGGTGCTCCGACAGAGACGCTCGCGAAACTTATCCGAAACCATTTCGTCTTTACACGGAATACGCTCGATCCGACTGCAGAGGAAACGGAATCGGAAAGTATTATCGGCGGTGGCGCGACACCCCCAGCATCATCTCTAAACGCGGGGGTGGCGGCGAATGGGAATTCGAACTGCTACCCGATGATGCCATCCACATGCTCTTAGGATGGTTCAATCCGACCGCACTCCCAACGAATACCAAGGTTGACGATCAGGCGATCCCCGCAGGAGCTGTCACAGTAGACGGTACAACGGTAACGGTCAATACCAAAGCCGATAACGCTTTAGCCGACTGGCCCGGACAACTGAAACTGACACTCACAGGCGCCTCCGGTGCCGGTAAAATCCGTATCATCGGACAAAAACGCGGCTCACGCTCGAATATGTTCAATACGCCGGTCACCGAAGTGGTTACGGTCGGTGCCTCCGATAAGGAAGTCGAGTCAACGAATTTCTATCATCGTGTCGATAAACTTGTAATGAGCGATTTCACCACCGTACCCACCGATGTGGGATTCACTTTCCTACCCGATACGAATTGGGCAAAGTTAACACTCAACGAGAACAATAACCCCTTCGATGGCTGGTCGGCTCAGATGCTGAAAGCCTTCACACCCTACATCGCTTACAATATCGTCCCGAATCTGTTCCGCCTGTCCATAGGCGCGAATATCCGGTTACTGTTGGGACTGCTCGCCTCTTACGTCCAAGAAGCGAGAACCCTCGAAGATCCGACCGTTGAGACAAACGTTTTGGCGAATCTACGGACTCCGGACGGTATCCTTTCAAAATATCCGCGTAAACCGCTCAACTTTTATCCGAGCCTCGGTACAGCCGTCGTACTCGGAAACCCGAACGAGAGTCTTGAGGATCTTATAGCACGGATTGATGGGGATCCTAAATTAGCACCAGAGCCTATCGCTGTGACGAGCGTCGATATCGAAGGTAACCATAACTATGTGGACCCCGAAGGCTTTACAGGCGATCCGCTCTCAGGGCAACCGACAACCAGCGAAACGGAATCACGCACGGTTACCGTCTCGGCTTCTATCTACCATGAAACCGATGACGACGCAACCGAGAACAACGAGACGGTACACTGGCAGGACATCTATTTCGAGAAACGGAAGGTGCCGATCGTTATCCGAAACTATAACTGGCTATCGGACGGTCGACAGGTACTTATCGAGAGCCGGTTCCCAAACTGTGGACTCACAGAGATTCCCGGACTGCCCATCGAAGGCAGAGGCTCCGTCACTCGGAATCTCGCATTCCAAGCCGACCCGTCCGTCGGGAACACGACACCGGACGAAATATCGATGCTGTTCTATTCCAAGGAGGGCTATAAAGAGTGAAAAAGATGGACGACATCGCGGCGAAGGCTGCCGCCAACTCGACGCAGACTTTCAGACGTAAAGAGGTTGAAGGCGAGTTGAATTTTATCTCTGATTTGGACGCGCTTGACGCGGCTTTGGAGGCGGATAACATCGTCTGCCGGTTCCCGAATCCTGATCCAGAGGGTGAGCCGATTGATTTTGAACTCCGACACATGACACCTGGCGAGTTTTCTGTATACTATCAGACGCTTTTGGGGCATACACTCTTGGAGGCAGCAGCCGCACATCCGAACCCCGATGTTGAACTTGATGATGGGGAGAGACAACGGCTTGAAGATGAACTCGCTGTCAAAAAGTATGACAAAAAGTTGTTGGACATTTTGGAAGGATGTATCTTACACCCACCCGGTGTCACTGCGGAACGGATGAAGAAGTGGGATCCCTTTTACATCATGGCGATGCATAACGCGCTGATGCAAGGGAGTCGACCGTCGAAAGCGGTGGCTCGATTTTCTGACGTGGATTCAGCAAAGTGATGAGAATCGTGACGAAATCCTCGCGCTCTATTATACCGCCAAAGAATTTGGACAACGTCCCAGTTATTATGCCTTCGGTGACAAAATACCGATCACTTCGGCTTATGAGATAGATTTTGCGGTGATGTGCGTCGGTAAAGAACACGAGGCGGAACTATTAGAGGAAGCCGAGCAGCGCGCTTTATCTAAAGCCTAATCGGATGATTGCCATTCTTTTATCCATCGGTAAATTGTGTTTCTGGAAACGCTTGTCGAAAATTTTGTAAAAAACAATTTTCGTTTATCTCTCAACGGCATATCGGATGGTAGTGAGAAGAAATAATCACGGGCAGGTATATAAATAGGATGCAATCCACTTTTATTACCTTTCTGTGCTTCAGAAATTTTACGACGCGTTTCGGCAGAATGCTTTTTACCTAAAAATTTCTGGTTACCTTTAGATGCTTCCGAGAGTTTTCGCCGCGTTTCGGCAGAACGTTTTCGACCTTTATGGAATTCAGATACTTTCCGCCGATTTTTTTTAAAAGACATTCTACGTTTATGTGCCTCAGACATCTTACGCCGCGTTTCGGCAGAATGTTTTTTACCTTTATGGGCTTCCGACATCTTACGACGCGACTCTTCGGAATGCTTTCTACCTTTAAGGGGTGCGGGTCCACCGTGAGTAAGGTTAAACCCGTGAGGGACAACAGTGTTAAGTTCAGCGATATAAGCAATCTCTAAATCCGGTAAAAATTCATCAAAGACATCTGCCTCAAGGACTTCGTAAGTGAAAGCGTCTTTGCCATACTTCTTAACAGCACGCGCCAACAACTGATTACCACGCCCAGAAAGATGGGCTTTGATTCTACGTTTCTCAGGTTCATGGATAGAGATACCGATATAGGCTTTACCAGTTGGGACGCACGTGATTTTGTAGACGTAACCCATGTCAAGCTCCTATAATGTTTGGGGACATTGCGCTTGACATTCCTACACGGAAGTGTTAAAATAAAAATGCCAATGCGATTCCTTTGGTGATACTTAGGTCTTTCAATATTTGGCACGGGAAGGGGTACCACCCTTCCCACTTATCCCTTCTATTGTAGCATTTTCCCCACTTTTTAGCAAGAAAAAGATGCCTAACACTATCCTAACGTTCAATGTGAATGACCGGCAAGCACGCGCGGGGTTTAATAGACTCAAGCGTGAGATGGATTCACTCGAAACTGAGTTAGAGGATTCGCGTAGGGACGCACTCGCAGCAGGGAACGCCATAGATCGCTTAGGCGATCAGTCGCGCGCCGCTGCGAGAGATGTTGACCGACTCGGCGACCAATTCAGAGAGACAAACAGTAGACTCCGGGATGTCCGCGGTCGGTTCGTCGGTGCCTCTCAAGGTGCAAATACACTCACACGCTCGTTAGGCGGGATGCGCGGCATCTTGACAGGCTTAGGTATTGCGGCCGCGGCACGCGAAATCTTTGAATTTGGTGTAAATTCTGTCAGGGCAGCTGGACAAATGGAGGGAATGCTGCGGGGGCTTCGCGCGATTGAAGGGAGCGACGCAGACGCAAGACTCCGGGATTTCAACGAGATCGCGAAACTACCAGGGCTGAATACGCCGCAGATTATCCGATACTCGAATTCGCTACGGTCCGCGGGTGCCACGACTGCCGAAGTGGACGCGATTATCACAACGTTCGGACAATCTATCGTAGGTTTAGGCGGTAATGCCGTAGACACTTCGCGCGCCATGCTACAGCTCACACAGGCGTTCGGTGAAAATAAAATCTCGCAAGAGAACTTCTCTACGATCAAGGAACTCATCCCCAGTTTCAACAGACTTTCGCAAGAAGTTTACAACACCGATGGCACAATGGATGACCTCAACAAGACGTTTCAGGCATCCGGACAGACGCTCGGTCAATTCTTGTTACCCGTCCTCGCGAAACTCCGGCAAGAAATCCCCGCTGCACCCGTCGATTCTTACGCCCGCTCGATTGACGCGCTCTCCGAAGAATTTGAACAATTCAAAATCGCTATTGGCACGGAACTGCTCCCGATCGTCGCCTCGACTGCACGCGGGTTGGCGAGCCTCTTTGATACGATGACGAAAGGTGTACAGGTTGTCAGCGATTTTTTTGACATTGTTGATGAACGCCATAACGCACTTCTGAACGCATCTGACTCGGCACGCGAGTTTGCTGTTAGGCTTGCAGAGATTAACACTGCAACCGGACAGACGGAAGCCGTTGATGCCCGAATCTCTACGTTGCAAAGGCTTACGGCGGCGTTACGCATTGAACAGTCGGAGTTATCGCATTCCAGCAACGAATACCTCGAATACGCGAAACGGATACGCGACGCTGCGAACGAAATAGATTTCCTCCGATCGCTACAGCAGGCTTCGGCGGGTACGGGTGATGTCGCAAACGAAGGTCTTATCAATCAGCGGACACAGGCACTCGAAAAAGCGCAAGCGGAAGTCCAGCGATATGAGCAGGCACTCGCACGCGCCAGAGAGGAAGCCGTTGGACAGACGAACCCCGCCATCCAGCAACTCGAACGACGGCTTGAAGCGCAACGCACAACGGCTGCGACATTGACACGCGAGATAGAACTCCTCAAAAACGGGTTTCAGGATATAGCGCCGACGGTGAACACTGCAGCGGCGACTGTCGTCAATTACAGCCTTGCGATTGCGAAACTCAGGGCAGAAGCCGAGGACGCGCAGGATACGCAAGATTTTCAGGCAGCGATCACCGCCAGCAACGCCTATTATGACGCTCGGATCGCTAAAGCACAACAGGCACTCGCAGCGGAAACCGCCGGCACCGAGGCATACAACGCACTCGAAACCCAAATATTTGAATTGCGGAGACAACGGCTCCAAACAGAGCGACGGCTTGAAACGGAGAGACAGAATTCCGTCACGCAACTCGCCGAGCAGCGCATCGATGCCGCGAACGCTGTTCGCGATGCTGAAGTCGAAGGGTTCAATGCAGCAACGCAAGCCGCTACCGAATTCCAAAGACGCATCGCTGCACTCCCACGCCTCAGTAGTGCCGATGCCCAATACGGGAACTTCACGTCGCAACTCAGACAGGATTTTGAGGACACGGAACAACAAGGACGCAGCTTGCTGAGTGTGATGCGTGAAATCGTTAGGCTCTCTCTCGGGGCCACCGACTTAGATTTAGAGGCACGGATACCCGATCCCGGTGTACGACAACAGCAGATTGATGACCGAATTGCCGCGGAAGCACGGGGCGCGCAGACGCTCACCGATATCCGTCAAGATGCGCTGGAACAAGGACGGCAATTTTTGAACACCGTACTGCGGCGCGAGGAACGCGACATCCAGCGGAGTATCAACGCAAACGCCAGACAATACCGGCAATTTGCTAACCTTGTGTCTAATACGTTTTTGGATTTGGCGACAGGTAGGGCACAGAGTTTTGAAACCGTCGCGACGGCGTTCATTCAACAGTCGCTCCGGATCGTCGCACGGGCATTCATTGAGCATCAGATCAGACTGCGCCTCGATGATACCTTGACTGCACATAAAGTCGCGAATATCCAGAAGGTGAACGCCGCACAACAGGCAGCAGGGGCAGGCGGTCTTGGGAATCTTGCTGGACTTGGAAACCTACCAGGACTCGGTAGGCTTGGCGGTGCGCTCTCTGGCGGAGGCGCGGCTTTGGGTGTCAGTGCTTTGCTCTTTCCTCAAGAAATCCGTAATCTTACGGGTGGGATCACCGAAACCATCGGGGGGCTTTTGTCTAACATTTCTTCAGTGCCTGATCGTGCATTCGGTCCTCAAGAGATTTTTTTGAAACTTGGAGATACAGAAATTAAAAATATTACCGACATGCAAGACGATTTGAAAAACGAGTCACGACTCTAATTCCCACTTTTTTGTCCACCGGAGGACTGTTGATCTGGGCATATTAGGAAATTCACAGCGAATACAACGTCTCTTTTCAGAAATCGGCATATCTTGGGGGAGTTGTAAATAAAACGCATGAACACGACTATAAACAGGGTTTCTCATTTTACCTTTTGAGGATTTAGAAATTTTACGACGATGTTCTTCTGAAAGCGATTTACCAAAGTTATGATTCTTTTCGCCTTTATGTGCTTCAGACATTTTACGACGCGTCTCCTCGGAATGCTTTTTACCAAAGAAGCTGTTCTTTTCACCTTTATTGGCTTCAGAGATTTTACACTTCTGTTCCGCAGACATAGGTTTACCAAAGTTATGATTCTTTTTACCCGTCATTGCTTCAGAGATTTTACGGCGTGTTTCAGCGGAAAGCTTTTTGCCTTTCTGTGCTTCAGAGTTTTTACGGCGGTGTTCGGCAGAATGCTTTCTACCTTTGCCAACTTCAGACATTTTACGACGCGTTTCCACGGAATGTTTTCTACCTCTTCTTTTGCGCCGAGCCTCTGCGACAAGCGGGCTGCTTTTGTGTGCTTCAGACATTTTACGACGCGTCTCTTCAGAAAGCGTTTTAGCGGACTCACCGCCAGAGGTAAGATTATATCCGTGAGGGGCAACCGTATTATAGTTAGCGATATAAGCAACTTCTAAATCAGGAAGGAATTCATCAAAGACGTTTGCTTCAAGGACCTCGTAAGTAAAGGCATCTTTGCCATACTTCTTAACAGCATTCGCGATGACACGATTGCCGCGTCCAGAAAGATGGTGTCTGATTCGGCCTTGTGTCGGCTCATGCATAGAGATACCGATATAAGCCTTATTGTTGACAGTGTTTGTGATTTTGTAGACGTAACCCATAATGTCAAGCTCCTATATGTTTGGGGACATCGCGCTTGACATTTCTACAAGGAAGTGTTAAAATAAAAATGCCAATGCGATTCCAGTTTAGTCACTTGGTCTTTCAATACTTGGCACGGGAAGGGGGACAACCCTTCCCACTACCTTCCTTGTAGTATAGCATTTTCCCCACTTTTTAGCAAGAAAAAACGATGTCTATTTTCTTCGATTTCCCTCTAAATTACGGCAGCGGACGCAGCCAGTACCGTGAAGTTTCTGACAACGATTACACGACTTTCACGTCACAGACTTCCATGCTTTTGCATATCGACACGGCTGGAAACGGTTCTGCGGATGCACGCGATTTTACGGACATCTTTATAAAGGCGACAGGTGTTGAGAGCTACACCGCAGCATTGACCGATCCAGATCCGTCAACGCTCATTCTCTCCGATCGGACGCTACCCGAAACCGTGACCAACGATTCTGGAGACGAAGTTTCTATCACCGACCTCGACGGATACCAAAACGATTTGCACTCGCTCTGGACGGATGAAAGCACCGCGAAGCCTAAAGCGAAATCTGTCACTTTGACCTTTACAGGGACATCACCCAAAATATATGAAGTGATGGTACTGGATCGGTTATTGACGCTAAACGCGGATGGGGGCTTCTCAAGGATTGAATATGATAGCTTGGATCTTGGCACTGTGGAGCCTGATCTACGCAAAAGATTGTCCTACGTGCCGCCTATCAACGCGGAACGCGACAAATGGTTGGTGAATTTGACGCTTTTATCGCGGCGTACAACTACCGGGCGCGATACACTTGCAGATCAACTCATTTCTCTTATACGCCGCTACAAAAACTTTGTCTTTGCCCCTGAATATCGCCGATACCCGGAACGGGTTTTCCCAGCACTCTGGCCCAATCCTGAAACCCAGATCAGATACCTGTCAAGGTGGAAAGGTGGCGGTCGCCGCGTGCAGTTTTCTGTCAGGGAGGCTTAGATGCTAAAGCAACATAGCTACAGTGGACACCCACTCGCTATCACAGTAAAAATCCACGATCAAGATGTGACAGACGACATCGCATCGGTAGACGATATTGCGCGAGGCGTGGACTATCCGAATCTCACAGAATTCCGCGTCGGGGAAGCGAGTTTTACGCTACGAGATGTTCATGGCGATTTCGCACCGAATAACAATGCCAATTTCTTTACGCGGCACGGCGGACGACGCACCGGTCGCAACTCGCCTGTCACTATCGAGGCGGGCTTTATCGTCAGTGGACAACGGCACACGGAAACGGTTTTTCAAGGGACGATCATCAGACTCGTCCAAGACGCAACAGGCGCGACTGTCCGGGTGGTCTGTTCCGATAATTTCGGCGATATGCGCACGAAAGGGATCGCTGATTTCGGTGTCCCACGCCACTTCATGCTGACGGAAGATTTAGAGGCAGCAGGCGAAAACGGGAACTATCCTATACTTCGTGCCATTATGCCGGCATCTCACGGCTCGGTTACGCTGAAAACGAAAACGACGGATACGCCGATCGCACCTGTTCAGAAGTTGAAGAATGAAGGCACCCTGGACCCGCGAAACTTTGTTATCGACGCGAACGGTGTGCGCACGGAAGGCGGGCCTATCGTCAACCGACAGGTCGGTTACCCGCAACTCCGAATGAAATCGCCTTACCGATACCGGCATATCTTGGATGTTATCACGGATATTCTCAACCGTGCCGGCATCACGAACTCAGAGATCGCGATACCCGAACGCGATGTGACACCGCATTTTTCGAGCAACGGACGCGTGGGGTATGATCTGATCGGAAACATCGCAAGCAGTCTCCCTGTGACGTGGAACGGATTCGTTACGGATTTTCTTTATGACGCTGGTAAGTGGTACTTTCTCTATAATGGACACCGCGGCAACCCTAATGGGATTTCTCAGGTGATCGAATACGATGTGACAACCCGCACTTATCGCCAACTCCACAAATTTTCACCTGCAACAGAGGTCTGGAAATTCACGAAAGTGGGTGATGTGTTTTACATTCTCGGATCGACGGGCGGAAACTACGACGCAAACGAACAATCCAGTGAGAACCAGATTATCCGTCTGGATATAAGCGGTACGCCAACAGAAACCGTTTTTGTCGCGCATACCGTAAGCCTACGTCCGCAATTGGCGCATTTTTACATGGGAGTCGGATCGGTTTTTCACAGGCCAGATAGCAGGCGACAGATCATCTACCACGGAAACGGATTGTTTTACGCATTCGTCGATCGGGACAACAGCACTTTCGGGATAGCCAAAGCGACAGCACAAAATACAACAACTGCGGTTATTACAATCAATTTCGATAACTTTCAAAATCATGCAGGCATCGCTTTTGACATCAAAAACAATACACTGCACGGTGGGACAACTTTCGTGAGCGGGTCGAAAAGTCAAATCCTTGTGTTCAAAAAAGCACTCTGAATGTAGCACAAACTGTTAGTGTGTGACACAAATTATCCTTCGTCAAATGACGATGACACCTTGACATGTATAAAAATTGCGAAAAATTATACATGTCGTCAAGTACCTATATAGATTTTATACATCATGAGTTTACGCGGGCAACCCAACACATCTTCAATTACACTTGTCAGCGGATCCACGCCGCCAACGACAACGACGCTGGAACTGTTCGTGCGCATCACGCTGCCTACAGAATCGCCTTACCGCGGACGCATCGCGACGATACGGTTCTCATGGGTGGACAACCTAGGACAACCCGCACCCGTCGTAGGTTTCGGGATCGGTTCGCTTGTTCCTGGACCGGGCGGAGAGTTATTTAATTTCACGCAGCACTCACCGAGCAGCTATTCCGTGGATGTCCGATTCTCTATCAGAAAAGGTAATTGGACAATCATCGTCAGAAGTTTTACGGCTTCGCATCTCGTGGATCCGAGTATCACGGGCCCGTCGTCTGATACCTCTGCCACGATGCAACTCGCAGGCGAAATCCCGATCGTCAAAATCGGTGTGCCTACGGAAAGACCCATCACGCAACGCCCTGTGCCACTCACTTTCGATTGGGTCTATTCTGACGGAGAACGCGCACCTGTCGAAAACTTTGTGCTTGCGGATACTGAGACGGATGTCGGCACGATCGGAAACTTCGCGATGGTGTCCGGTGATGCTTCAAAGTATACCGCGGAGCTCACGATCCCGGAAGCGACAACGAACACGAAGGTTACGATTACGGTTCCAGCAGAGGTCGCACAGGCGGCGATGTCTGATCCGCCTGTCCTCGGTCCTGAAAAGGATACCGAGCGCACTTTCGAGATCGCAGCACCCACAGCCGTCGCGACGGTTACCGGTGCAGATACTGTCTGTGTCCTGGAGAAAGACATCGTGTCCAACGATCTGCTGAACGATGTGCTACCACACTTAGGGGATGATGCCGGCGGGGCATTTACAGGCGTTTTTGAGCCTGTAGCTATTGCGGATTATCTTTACTTCGTGACGCAAATCCGAAAGTTCACGCAAACGATCAACTCTGAAGGCGATCTCGTGATACCAGACACCCCGGAAAACTTCCTCGCGGATCTACAGGCTGGTGCCGCACTGGTGAGGTTGAACACAGCCAACTGCCAATTTGAGATTCTCAAGGCTTACTCGGACATTACGCTCGCGGCGCGTTCGCTGTCCGTTGATGGGGATGTGCTTTACTTTATCGAGGGATCCCATTACATGTACACGGACGGTGTGATTTTTTCCGATCGGAACTGGCGAGAAAAAATCGGATATATCAGAAAAATCGAGCATCCGTCAAGCCGTATCGAGACGGTCGGAAGGAATTGGCGGAGCGCGTCTACAGGAGATAACCCGGATACCGAGACAACAGACTATTTTTACGGCGTTCACGGCGCGACGACTGCCCCTATCGCGATCGTAGACGATGCACTTTTTATGATCACCGGCTTCGGGAATTTTGACGACATCGGACAGCCCCGCGGTGAATTCCCTGTCAACCGGATCGGGAACTGGAACTGGATTCAATATCACGACCAAATCAACCAGCGGCTTTCCGAAGTCCTGACAAACGGACGCACAGGGTTCGATGTGCTGAAAGACATCGCGATCCTTAATAATGCTATACTCGGATTTAAAAATGATACCTTTTTTCTGCGGCCACGTGAACCACAAAAAGCCGTCAACGGTTCCTCTGGGGTTACCGCGACGCAAACCGCTATCACCGCGACGCAACTGAACTGGGGCGATTTCCCAAGCGCGGGCTGGCTCTATGTGAACGGTGAGTTGATAAAACATACCGGCGCAGATGCGAACGGGCAATTTTCAGACCTTGTCCGCGGCGACGCGGAAACGACTGCCGCGGCACACACCGGCAGTTTTGATATAGCTTTTGTTGATCACGTCTTATCGCTAAACCAAGACACACTCGAAATGCCGATAAAATCTGTCGTCGCGACTAACGATCTCCGCCAATTCTATAACCGCGTCCGACTCCGATATGGTGATGATGAAGAAGTTTTAGTCGAGGATACCACCAGTATCGCTGAAAACGGCGCACGGCTTTTAGAGGTTACCGTGCCTTTGGATGCCCATCAAAGAATTTGGGCTGAATGGCTCTCCAACGCATATCTCGAACGGTTCAAGGAGATAAAACAGATTCTCAATTTAACACTGAAACCGAGTTTCCACCTCTCTGTTGGCGATGTCGTGTACCTGAAAATCCAGGAAAGGATGCACCTCAACGGCACATTATGCCAAGTCCTTGACCTCCGACACACGTTCCGACAACCCGTAACAACATCTTTAAAACTTGTTACGCTCTGACAACTGGCAACTACTCATGAACGAATGGTATCCGATCCCAACGCAATACGGTCAATCCGATGTCCTTCGGAATCTCAAGCAGTATCTGAAGAATCCGATTGGCGCGAAGCTCACTTTGCTGACACCGCCTGATGCTTTTGAGCAGGCAAAAACACGCATCGACGGAAACGATTTGCACTGGACGCTTGGGAGCGGGACACAGGATACCTATCTGGTTATTACTGCGACATGGACGGTTAACGGTAGCACCGAGACGGCACAGACGATTATTGAGTTTAGGGAGATTAATGGTAAGAATGCGACTATCCCTGAACCGACGATGTATTATTCGTTATCACCAGATGGGAATTCTGCTACATTTAATATCTCATGGTCGGAGAATATTGATCCGAGTACATTTACAGATTCTGATATTACGCTGACTTGGAGCGATTCTAATCATAAAGGGTCTACATCTGCCCTAAGTTCTGGTGCAGGGACAGCAGGAAACCTGACAATAACCTTCCCTGAAAATCACGCCGGCGATGTTCAAATACAAGTCGCAGCAGATAGCGTTGCGGCGGCGGATGACGGCACTACGGGTCCAGCGCAACACCGGTATCATAACATTTCCTATAATACCAGGGTTGATGACGAGAATACGACGATTCCTGAACCGACGATGTATCATTCGTTATCATCAGACGGTAGCTCTGCTGCGTTTAATATCTCATGGTCAGAAAATATTGATCCCAACACATTTACAGATTCTGATATTACGTTGGTTTGGAGTGATCCCGCTAAGAAGGGCTCGACATCCAATTTCAGTTCTGGTGCAGGGACAGCAGGCTTGACAATAACCTTCCCTGAAAACCACGCCGGCGATGTTCAAATACAAGTCGCAGCAGATAGCGTTGCGGCAGCCGATGACAATGCTACGGGTCCAGCGCAACACCGATACTATAACATTTCCTATAATACCAGGGTTGATACAGAGGCGAATACCATTCCTGAACCGACGATGTATCATTCGTTATCATCAGACGGTAGCTCTGCTTCGTTTAATATCTCGTGGTCAGAGAATATTGACCCGAACACATTTGCAGGTTCGGATATTGCGTTGACTTGGAGTAATAGCGATTATGAAGGCTCGACATCTGGTTTCACTTCTGGTGCTGGAACAGCAGGATTGAAGATAACCTTCCCTGTAAACCACGCGGGTGATGTTCGGATACAAGTCGCAGCAAATAGTGCTGAGGCGGCGGATGATGGCACTACGGGTCCAGCGCAACACCGATACTATAACATTTCTTATGATACACGGGTTGATAACGATGACGCGACTCTCCCTGAACCGACGATGTATCATGCGTTATCACCAGATGCGAATTCTGCTTCGTTTAATATCTCGTGGTCAGAAAACATAAAGGATTCTACATTTACAGATTCTGATATTACGCTGACTTGGAGTGATTCTAATCATAAGGGCTCGACATCCAATTTCAGTTCTGGTGCTGGAACAGCAGGATTGGAGATAACTTTCCCCGAAAATCACGCGGGTGATGTCCAAATACGCGTCGCGGCAAATAGTGTCAGTGCAGCCGATGACAATGCTACGGGGCCAGCGCAAGATCGCTATCATAACATTTCCTATAATACCAGGGTTGATGACGAGGATACGACGATTCCTGAACCGACGATGTATCATTCGTTAGCATCAGATGGTAGTTCCGCTTCGTTTAATATCTCGTGGTCAGAAAATATTGACCCGAACACATTTACAGATTCTGATATTACACTGACTTGGAGTAACCCCGCGAAGAAGGGGTCGGCAGCGCCGCTAAGTTCTGGTGCTGGAACAGCAGGCTTGGAGATA